CCGTTTGACTATAACCAGAAACGCAAGTCGGTTCAAATATGGGCCGGGCGCATAAGCACGGGGCTATTTCTCAGATATGAAGGTGATATTGTTAGCGCAGTCCCGTCGCAACCACCCGATATCATCATGTCGATTCGCTCGCGCACAATGCAGTTTTTTAAAAACGATCTTGTAGCCCAATCGTATGCGGTTACGGCGCCATTGTCGCAAATTGCGGCGGATGTAGCTAAACGCCTTGGTGTCAATCTACGATTCGAAGCGACAGAACGAAACATTGCTAACTATGCATACACTGGTAGTTCGGCAGGTCAGATACAGCGCTTGCAAAAGTTAGGAGCGATTGACGCGTATGTGGATGATAACACTCTCGTATGTAAAGACAAGGGTGTCGCATTACAAAATACCGTCTACGAACTGTCACAAGCGTGCGGCATGATCGGGCAAGTCGAATTGACGGAATATGGCGTACGTGTTAAATCGCTACTTTCACCGGATGTTAAGCTTGGCGGAATCTTGCGACTAGATAGTGTACAGAATCCATCATTGAATGGCGATTACACTATCTATCGTACTGGTTTCGATATTGCAACACGTGATGTTCAGTTCTATGACGTTATCGAAGCAACGAAGTATCCACAAATGTTTTGGACCGCGAGCTTACCGCAATGAGTACTCCGCAAATTCCATCAAAACCGCCAGCAATTGATGGCGATCTAGGTGCCGCTCTTGCATTCATTTTTCAAAAGATGATGCAAAAGGTGGATGGTCAATTACCGGCGAAAATCATTAGTTACAATCGCACCACGAACCGCGCTATGGTTCAACCACTCATTAGCATCATCAGCACGAGTGGGCAACGCGTTGGGCGTGCACCGATAGCTGCCGTGCCGGTTCTGGCGCTAGGCGGCGGTAGTATGTTCATAAACTTTCCACTTGGCCCCGGCGATATCGGTTGGATTGAAGCGAGCGACCGCGATATATCGTTATACCTTCAAAGCGCTCAAGTATCGTCACCGAACGATGGTCGCATTCATTCGTTTGAACATGGGCGTTTCATTCCAGATGTATATGACAATTACACATTCACACTCGACGCGGGAGCGATGGTCATAAGTACGCTCGACGGATCAACTCGAATCGTGATGAAGCCCGGCAAGATTCAATTTTTTGCCAGTGAAATTGATTTCAATTCAACCACGTTCACCGTGAATAACGCGGGTGTTATGACTGTGAATACTGCGACGTATAATCAAAATACGACAAGTGGTTCCGGTTCGACAACTACAGGTAATGTTAATCTGCCGACAAATACGGTAATCAATGGGCGCTCGTTCATGGGTCATACGCATAGCGATCCGCAAGGCGGTAACACCGGAGGGGTGAACTAAAATGACTATCATATTCGCAGAAAACGCAAATAACGATCCATACATCGATCCAACAACGGGCGATCTAGCGGTCTTGACGGATGCCCCTGGCAATCCAGCAGCGACTGCACAGTTATGCAAATCGCGGATCGAAGCGCAACGCAAAGAAATGAAGTATGCGATGGATCAAGGTATGCCGATGATGGACACCGCGTTTAATACGTTCAATCCTCATCAATTCGAGGCGGCTGCTAGAACGATACTAATGAATACGCCGAATGTTACCGCCGTCTCGTCGTTTAATATGTACCAGGACGGTAATACGTTGCGCTATTCAGCGACGATCGATACGACTTTCGGGAGCGCGAAAATTAACGGAGTTGCAACGCAATGACATACGCATACGACTATATTGCCGAAACTGGCGTAATCGTGCCGGACACATCGAACGTTTTGACAGACGTTCAGAACGAAGCAAAGACTGCTTACGGCGAATCCGTAAGCATCGACCCGAGCACGTCCTTTACTGGTGCGCAGATTACAGGTGAAGTAACGGCACGTACATCGGTTGTGCGTGCCAATGCCAAAGTTGCAAATCAAATCAATCCGAATCTAGCGGGCGGCCTGTTTCTTGATGCGTTATGCGCACTGTTAGGTTTGACACGTGCCCCGGCAACCGTGACGACTGTAACAAACGTCACGCTCACCGGTATCATCAATACGAACATTCCGGCCGGAACGCGAGCATCGATCGGCCAAGGTGGTCAGATTTTTACGCTGCAAACCGGCGTTGTTTTAGCAGACAATGGTTCGGGCGGCGGTATTGGTTACGGGACGTTTGTCTGCACGACTGCCGGACCGATTGCATGCGCAAATGGTGCGCTCAATACGCCTGTCGATTCCATCCTTGGATGGGAAACGGTAACTAACAATCAGTCGGGTAGTCCGGCGTCAGTAACGACAATCGGTACAAATCAAGAAACCGATGCTCAATTACGCTCGCGTCGAAACAACACTTTGGCAAAGCAAGGTATCAGTACGCGACAAGCTCAAATATCCGATTTGTATGACTTGCGCGATTCGAACAACAACCTAGTTGTTACGTCTGTTGCATTCCTCGAAAACGTTACTAGTTCGACGCAGACTATAAACGGTATCGTGCTCAAAGCTCATAGCGTTTGGGCGTGCGTGGATGGAACGGCGACGGGACAGCAGATTGGCTTGTCATTGCTACAAAATAAGACTGATGGCGCCGATTGGAATGGTGCGCAATCGGTAGCGGTTACTGATCCAGCGAGCGGTCAGGTGTACACCGTCTTATACGATGTGCCAACTTACGTTTTTATTTATGGTGCGGTTACGGCAAAGCAAGGCACCTATATCGGGAATTTGCAGGCCGACGCAGCACAAGCCGTAGCCGATTACTTCGTCGGAAAAATTGATGGCTTCTCGGCGGTCGGAATAGGTCAAAATGTTAGTCCGTTCGAAATCTCGGCGGCTATCGTTGCACGTTGTCCCGGATGCATCATCATGGGCTGCAACATCGGAACCGTGCCGGGTTCATTGACACCGACCGATGTAACGATTGCACAAAATCAACGAGCACAGACCAACAATACGGCGTTCACTATTGCGGTGTCGTGATGAGCACATCTATCGAAGAATTTGACTTTAGCGTTGATGTCCTGTCAGCATTGCTATGGCGCCATAATGAAGCGACTACATTGCAATCGCTGTTACAGTCTAAACAAGATTGGTACAAACAGAACCATCAACAGTTCTGGACCGATTGGATTACTAACGTTTTCAATCTCGACACCGCCAACGAATTCGGTTTGTCTGTATGGGCACAAATTCTCGGCATACCGTTGACGTTGATCGTACCGCCCAACGCTGGACCGCAGTTCGGCTTTGGAGTTAAATCGGGCGGCACGTGGACAAATAACGGTCGGTTCAATTTTGACAATGGCAATTTCGGCGTGTCGCAGGCCGGTGTCGGACTGACGCTAGACCAAAAACGTATTCTGCTAAAGCTTCAATACTACAAGCTCATTAGCCGATGCACAGTGCCGGAGATCAACGAGCGCCTAAAAGCGATACTTGGTAAGTATGGAAGTATCTACGTTCTCGACGGTAACAATATGTCGTATGTAACGTATGTGTTTGGATTCACTCCGAACAGTGCCTTACAATTCATACTTGAGAATTTCGACGTATTGCCACGTCCGGCCGCGGTCGGCGTGAGATACATCGTCTCAACCCGACCGGCGTTTGGTTTTGGTTCGTTTAACCAAAACTTTAATCATGGTACTTTTTGGGCGGAAAACTAATGAACCAACATTATTTCGATGTACCATTCGCATTCAGCGGCGATGTTACGGCAATCCCCGATCCGCTACAAACGGGCGGTACGGTTTCATTCACCGAGGGATGGAACTACAACTATCAGCGTAATCTTTCGACCGATCCGGCCGCGTTGCCGATCGATCGATCGACGATGAATTGGCTATTCTTGCAGATTACGCAGGCTATCCAAGCGATCCAACAAACCGGTTGTCCCGAATTCATTACAGCGGCGCAAAACGGCGGCACGGCGTTCTCGTATGGGAAAGGCTCTCGCGTGCTTTGGTCCGCGAGCGGTAGCGCACCATTCACGAAATTCGTGTCATTGACGGCAGGAAACACTAATACTCCGTCAACATCCGACCCACTTGGCACGACGACGGGTTGGCAAATCGACGTTGATCCGATTTCAACTAGCGCACAAGCAGCGGCAGGAACCGATAACGCATCGATCATGACGCCGCTGCTTGTAGCCCAGCAGACCGCACTGCGTGCTCTGCTCGCCGGTTCTGCAACGCAAGTATTCAATGTCGGTCCGGCGACTGCTGCCACTCATGCCGCAGAAGCAACGCAAATTCAACAAAACGCATTTAACTATGCTGGTCTTGCTGGCGGTACTGCAAATGCGCTAACCGCTACATTGGTTCCTGCACCAACATCGTACACCGATTATTTGACGGTTGTTGTACGCGTAGCATTTAACAACACGGGTAGTACTTCAATCAATGTCAACGGGTTGGGTGTTAAGCCCGTCATTGGTGCAGCGCATTCATTGCTACAAGGTGGTGAGCTTGTAGCTGGTGGATTTGCGTGTTTTGCATACAGTACAAACTACAGCGAAGCTATTTTGCTATGGGCTACTGGTGGTGCGGAACAAGTCGGCGCGGCGACGCAATCGAATCAAGCAACGACTCTATCGCAAGTGCAATCGTTAGTACGTGGTTATTTGACTTCGACTGGATATACCACGTCTCAAACTCTGACCAACGCTGTTCAAGGCGGGTTAGTAATATTTAGTGGCAGTAGTGCTGCTACATTTACTGCGCCTTTGGTCAGTAGTATGACAAACTTTCAAGAAGTAACATTTATAAACGAAGGTACTGCGACATTGACAGTTGCAACCCAAGGGTCCGATAAATTCGCTACACCCACGTCTTCGGTTGCTACTTCGATTGCCGTACCGCAGGGTTCGACACTTGTAATTACGCCGTCTGGTGCTGCCAACTTATATCATGCGATGTTTGGTTCAGCAATTCGAACGGGACGATTGCTTGGTGTTCAAGCATTTACAAATGCTGGTAGCTTTACATATACCCCTTCTGTTGGAACCGCGTTTATTGTCGTAAAACTTAAGGGTGGTGGTGGTGGTTCGGGTGGTCCTGTTGCAACCAGTTCTAACACCGTGTCTGCAAGCGGTCCCGGAACGGACGGCGCATATGTTGAGGCAATTATCACAAGCGGTTTCGCTGGGCAAACAATAGTTGTTGGTGCGGGTGGAACTGCCGGGGCGGCGGGTAGCGGTAGCGGTGGTAATGGTGGCGCATCAACGTTTATGACACTTTCAGCGGGGGGTGGTTATGGAGGTGGTATAACCGGTGCGTCAACAACATCGGTTGTTGCAGGTCCTAATGGTATTGCGGCGGCATCGGGTGGTAACATCAAAAACCAAAATGGTAATGGATGCGGTTTTTCGCAAGCATTTGCACTTGGCGCGGCCGGGATCGGTATTCCTGGCTATGGCGGTGGTGGCACATCGCCGGGCAATGCGGCTACGTCGGCGGGTTGTGGTGCTGGCGGATTAACTAATGGATTTTCCGCGTCGGCACAGCCAGGACTCGCCGGTTTTCGTGGTTATGTTGAAGTTTGGGAATACGGTGCATAAACATGCAAAACGAAAATTTCATTGCCAGCGCAGTAAAAGTAACTGCTGTGAACGCGGGGGCGGTAGTAAGCACGATGACAAATACCGGTTCCGGCTCTATCAGTGCGGTAGCGGGAACGCTTGCTGCAACGTATTCGGCAGTGCAACTTTTTAAAGCATTGCCATGGATTACCGATTATATTTGCGCGATGCGCGACGGTTTTTTTCGTCACGATTGGTCGCATTGGCGGCGCATTGCGCGAAAGGAGGAAACTGGTGATGCCGACAACACTAAGTCGTAAAGTGTTGGCATTGGTCGCGGCCGGAGCATCGGCCGTTACTATCGCCACCCAATTTTTGCACGAGAAAGAGGGCGACCGATTAACCGCATATCAGGACGGCCGAGGCATTTGGACCGCATGTATGGGTGTCACCGCAAACGTGCATGCGGGCGATGTATTCACGCCGGAGCAATGCGCTAAGATGGATGCGGCGGCAGTAACCGAAGCCGCCAATGAAGTTGACCGGATGGTCCACGTGCCAATGTCGGAACCGGAACGAGCCGCCGTCATATCGTTTTGTGCGTACAACATCGGTCCCGGCAAATGCGCATCTAGTACTTTTCTACGCGATTTAAACGCCGGTAACCGTGCAGCAGCATGTCAGCAAATCAATCAATGGATTCGCGACGGCGATCGTGATTGCAGAGTTAGAAAAAATAACTGCTACGGTCAAGTCATCCGCCGCCAACAGGAAACCGAACTATGCCAACTGAATTAGAGTTATGTGTCGTATCGGCCGTCATAGGCGTATTGGTAAGTGGTATTACTACCGCTACTGTCGTGCATAAAATTGACGGTGCTGCGCTCGCGCGCGAGCAGAAGGCGCATGCTGACGATATCGAACGCATCAACGCAACGGCCGCGCAGCAACTCGCTGATGCATTGGCTAAACGTCAAGTCGTCGAAGGTCAAGTAACAACTCTTCAACAGCAATATCAAACGGAAATCGCTCAACATGCAAAAGACAATCTTGATTATCAGCGCAAGCTACTTGCTGGCACTGAGCGGGTGCGCGTCCATGTCGCCGGTTGTAGTATCCCCGGTACCGCAAGCCAAGGCGCCATCGCCACCCCCGGAACTAATGACACCCCCGCCGTCGCAGAGCTATCACCTTCAACTGCTGCAAGCGCTGTCGCAGTAGCCGACGACGCCGACGCGACGGCAGCCCGACTCGTTGCATTGCAAGATTACGTTAGGAAAATGCAAGATGCCGGATACATCAACAAATGATTTTGCGACACTTGCCGATGCGCAAGCCGCCGTTGAAGCGCATCCATTGTGTCAGTCGTTCGCAGTTACGCCGAGTCGTTTCGTTGTGTTTTATCCGGACACATACAAGATTCCGGGCGGTGCGGCGGTAGATCGTGGTAACGATGAACTCGCTGCAATGGCGTTACTGTACAAACGAATCGACGATTTCTGGAAGTCGCAACGATTACAAGTCGAACGTACATAACAAACGGGCCGCACGTGCGGCCCGTTTCATTTAGTGAACATAATTCGTTATGACAATTGCTGGTTGCATGTCGCCTGGCGGCGATTGCATCGTACTGAATAAACGTGACATGGCTTCTTCTGGCGTTCCATTCTTAACCAATATCGTTTCGGTAGCGAGATGATAATTGTAGTCATCCTTCGCGTGACAATACCAGAACATAGTGTAATAAGTCATTTCTTATACCCCATTGTCGCTAACAGTTTGCGCGCATGTGTTACATAATACTCGTAATCAATCCAGTCGGGTACGGAGTCGGGCAACGTCATCAACGGCCAAGCGCCCTCGCTATCGGCTACCTTGTTGCCGTTATTCTTGTAATAAATCGCGCCGGTATAGTCGCGCCGATAAGCCCAACGAACAACTTTGCCTAGTATTTCTTGCGTCGGCTCGAACTGTTCGATTTCGGTTCCGTGGTGTGGGTCATAAACCGCGCCGCCCTTGACCGTGCGGACTGTGACGAACTTTCGGATGTCGCGACATCGATAGATCGTTTCATCGAGTGGCGTGCCGTCTTTGATATACGCGATCACCGCATCGGCGCATATCTCGCGGTGCGGCGCTTTCGACGATGACGGCCCGCTACCGACTTCGGCAGGCGTGAAAATCCCCTTGCGTTTTATATCAAATGTATTGGTTTTTAAATTCCATGCTAGTGCAAAGTAATTGTTGACATCGCGAAAGTAGATACCGGTATAGATTTGGTGCTCAAGCTCCATTTGGGTTTGCTGTTCCCATTCGCGCATGATTCGATCGCGCATCGGCAATAACGGCACGGGGCACCGCGTGACGATGCCGTCCGTATTCGCCGATATAACGCTGATACCAGCAAGTTCCAAATCTTCGATAAGCATCAACAGCATTAACTGACCGCTGATTGTTATTTGTATCAAATCTTCGGGGCAATAAAACATACTGTATTTGCTTCCGGCCTTGCCGAAACCGCCATTTAAAATAATCTTTTTTGAATTGGCACCCTTTTTATTTCCGGCGCGCTTGTCTTTCATACGATCTTCAAACGTCGCCGTATATATCACAAGTTCTTGCGGTCCGCATTGTTCAGCGAATAGCTTTTGCGTAATTTTTATGCGAGGATAGTACGAACCAACGTCACTGTCGCAGATTATATGCGTTGGAGTTGTTTCATACCATACTGCCGATTCTTGCGAATGCAGACCGCCTGCCCCGAATTTATAGACGCTTGAACCAATACGAACGCGGATCGCTTTAACGTCCTTATGCATTTTTATGCCGGACTTGATTTTCTTACCGTCTTCATCAAGTTCGTCTGTTTCTTCTTCGGCATGCAAGACTGTGAACGGTGACGATTCGACGATTCGCAGCACTTCGCGCAATTGTTCTGTTTGAAACAAAATATTACTAGGCGTCTTGTATGTGAACTGATACCCGCTTGGACGCTGGATTGGTTCGGGACGAAACCCGAGCTTAGCCCGTGTCAACGCTTCGGCGATTTGCGCATCCGACTTGCTGCGAACGTCAATACCGATTTCGTCGCTGATATGCTCACGCAGTGGTATCCATTCTTTCTCGCATGCGATTTCGTACAAACGTTTGGTAACTAACAAATCGTTGCCGCAATACGTAGATAGATGCACGCGATCCATTAACGAAACGTCGTGTGACGGATCGTAGGGCAAATCTCGAATCGTCGGGCAATGCGCGATACCTGCATATGCCTTGAGACTGATGCGAACACCGGGCAATACTTCCATGATGTCGATATGGTCAGTGTATTCCGGCATGCGTACATTGTAAGTACGGTAGAAATCCCACGGTTTCATACCGCGTGTAATGATGATATCGTTCGCGTCTTTAAGCGTTTGATTATCCGCGCCGGTCAGCGCGAGCGCGAGAATTGGGCAATCATAATTATTGCTATTGAAACCGACGATCGTATATTTTGCCAATATTAGCAAAATGCCGATGCGATTTAACGGTTGCCCCGGAAACATGACGAAATCGACAAATGTTTGATCCGGTAACAAAAATTTGCACAAAAAATAGTTACGGTATGTTTCTAGATCGAAAAATGCGAGCGGGCGTTTTGTCATAGTGAAAACGCCCGCTCGTGGCGGGCGTTCCGTGAGTAACGATTAAACGATATTACGCGAGATATCCAGAACCGCGCAACATTTCGTCATTCCATCCTGCTGCGATCGCCGCTTGATACGTCGTAAACCCAGCCGCCATCGCAGCAGGCGTCAACGTCGGACCAGTTACAACCGGGGGCGTCGGAACAGCGGGCGGTGCAGGCGGTACCGGGGGCATCGGAACAGCGGGCGGCGTCGGAACAGTAGGTACGGGTGCCGGGTACATCGCGAGCACTTCGGCATCGGTCTTTACGTCGTTGCCTTTGTACATATAGCCCGCCGCTTGGGGATGCGGAATCCAACCGTCAGCGATAGCTTTGGCGCGCGGATCGTGGGCGACAGGCGCAACAATACCCGTCGTGTTCGGAACCGTAACCGCGCCCGCATGAACAGATGGGGCGCCCGGTGCGGGCGGAACGGCGCCACCAGGAGGGAGCGGCGTAGGCATCGACGGTGCCGCGCCAGGTACACAACCGGGCGGCAACGTGCCGCCCATGACGTTCGCGAACGCATCGGACGCCTTCGGGCCGGACACGATACGCGGGCCACCGCCGATCTTGCAAACCATGTTGCCATTCATGTACACGCCAGGCGTATCCGATCCCGTGTTCGGCTCGCACGTGCCGCTTACTGCGACGTAATCGCCTGGAAGTACCGACGATTTATCTTGCAATTGGTTCATCGGGTCCAAGCCGATGTTGATGTCGAATACGCGGGGTTGAAACTGTCCACTGAATGCGACGACCCAATGACCGGCCCAACCTTCCTTTGTGTTGTTTTGCTTGCCGTTCGCGTCGATGCCGTCGCCGTCTTTGATCTTGAGCGCCATACCTCCAGGACGAATGCAACCTGGCTTACCCGTGAACGGATCGATAGGGCCCGCATAGAATTGGGGATAACCCGCTCGGCACGTTTCGATGACTTCGCGATAAAACTTATTGAATTCTTCGTTGGGGCGCCCGTCAGGGAGTAACTTTGGAAACGCAACGCCGAACGAAAAACTGATAGCTGGCTTTCCGGCATTCGGACCAGTCTTAATGACGCGTTTTTGCCCTTTACTGTCCGTATCGGAACCTTCCCAAACGGAACCATATACCAAGCGTCCAACAGGTGTTGTAAATTGCATGTTCGTCAATCCTTCTTCAAGTGTGAAAATGCTTTGACTGCTACGTTGCGGTCAAAACGGACTAGCTTTTGCTCGCCGCGATTACGGCGCGCGTATTGCTCAACGTACTCTTTCGGCAACTGTTTCATTGCCTGTAACGGCGTGATTGCTTTTGCCGGTTTGCGGATATTAGCGCCTAGCAGATCCGCAATCGCAATTGCCGCCTGTTCCGATTCGTCATCGATCCAATTCAAGCGACCCATGCCCGATTCGAGCGAATAATTCGGGAACATCTCTCCGCGTCGAATCAAATGAACCGCTTGTGCTTGCAATCCGGTCAATCGCGCTTCGATCAATCGTGCGGCGTCTTCGAGACGCTGCATTTCGTAATCGATGGCAGCAACCGGCAAATCATGAACATCCGGCTCACCCGCGATTTCGAGTGCTCGCATGCCGGCCGAGTGGCAAACAGAACAGGACGCACGCGCCGCGCAATCGTCACATTGTGGCCCAGCGACGGCCGGAGCATGTTCGCCAAGCGCAATCGCCGCCGCCATACGTAGCGCATCGATGTACGGACGCAAATCGCGAAACGTTACAGTTTGTTCTCGTACCGGCCCGTCACGATGATATGCGCGCGGTTGAACGATGACGAAATCGACTCGCGTCGTATCGTCGATGCAACCCGGTTCGGCGTCCGCGATCGCGGCGGCATACCCGATCAATTGCCAGTTGGGCCAAACGTTGACCGGTTGATAGCCCCCTTTCAAATCAACAACGACAAGAACGTTGTAATACTGTGTCGCACCGATGCAATACGCATCCGGCGTACCGCCGCATTTTGGGTGGATCGACGGCGCGGCAAGCTGACGTTCGATAACCCATTTCGTATTATACGAATCGAGTACATCGAGATAAAACATTGCGCCGTCGTAAAGCTCGTCGGTAATCGTCACGCCGTTCGGCGCAACATCACCGACGCCGGGTCGGACGATAGAATCACCTTCGATGCCAAACAACAAACGATCGGGCAAATGATGCATTTGCGCTACCCAATGCATCGCCGTCCCTTCTTCACGCACCGTATGATCCGCCGCGCCGTCGATAACCGCCGCTTGTGGCGTGCGATTCATCCGAACGAACGCGGCGCATTTAACCCATTCAGCCGCGTGAGACAACCGCAATTCGAACGGGCTATCGGCCATTACTTCGCCCCTTTCGCTTGGAGCATTTGAACCACGTACGGCCAGAATTCCGAACGCTCGCGCATCAACACGAGTTGACCATTGCCATCCGGACCGGCGAACCCGAGATCACGCGCAACGTCAGCAGCATCCGTAACGGCGATGTTTTTCGCGACGTTGTTGCCAGCGATCCATTGCAACAACTTGCCGAAATCTGTCGATGCTTGTTCAGCCGTGATTACGACGGGGACAGCGGGCGGCGTCGGAACAGCAGGTGTAGACGGCTGTTCGCCACTCGGGGCGCATGACTGCCGCGCCGCAACGTTTCCCCGCAACTCTGCCATGACGGCAAGTTTTTCTTCACCTGACACATCGTGACGTTGGAGCCATACACCCGCACTATCTTTCAGTTTCGCGGGAACGTGAATGCGCGTATCGTGCGGCAAGCCGGTCGCGTCGAGTTCAGCACCGACAGCGGTTACGGGGTTTGCCGCAGACGTAGCAGTTGCGACCGGCGGCGCGGTATTCGCCGGTGTGGCGGTAGGGCGCGCCATGAATTCCGCATAGGCCGCGTTACGCTTTGCAAAATAGATCGCGTACCATTCGTTCTGTTCGGGCGATAGCGTCACTTGACCCGGCGTGCCGGACAACAACTTAGCAAGTGTACTGTCGTCGATTCGTTGTGGACCGGCAACGCGCATCGCTTCGTTATTCGCGAATTCGAGTGCGGCGCGCTTCTTCGCTTGCTGGTCAGCGAATTCGGCGGCGGTTGGTTCGGCAGTTACAGAAGATGCCGAATTGTTCGCAGACGCCGCACCATTCGTGCCATTTGCCCCGTTTGGGTATTTCGCACGCAGTTCGAGTTCAACGTTTTTGACGAGCGACTTGTCGACACCCTTGAGCGCGCGCCATTCACCAGATGCGGTTTGCGATTTCTTGCCGCTATGAATACGTGCATCCCATGCCAAGCCGGTCGAATCGAACTCAACGCCGCTTGCAGGGGCCGGGGCCGCATTCGTTGCAGCCGAAGCGGGGGCGGCGATTTGCACATTGGACGACGATGCGGGCGCCGATGTTTGAGAAATACCCGTCTGCGCCGCGTGGGCAATCGTTGATGCTGCGACATCCGCAGAAGACGGGGCAGTTGCCGATGTCGCCGGGACGTTTCCCGCCGAACCATTGACCAGACCGCCGAACGCAACGGCCGCGCTCATTTCCGTACCGTTCTCGGGGTTGTCGGCACCGATACGTTCGACAGCAGCTTTGATATGATCCGGTACTTGCGGCGCACCGCCGTTGATACTGACCGTTGCGCCGAAGTGCGCCGCAACGGCGTTGATAGCGTCGGACGCGCTGATGGTCCAAGGAAAAGCGAATGTGAGAGTAGGTTGCATGGTGCATCCTTGTCATGGTTGATGGGTAAGACGGAACGAAGTATGATGCGATCGTTACTAACAGTCAAGCATCTATTGGAGAAATTTTGTCAAATCTTCGCAGGTTTCAACAAGAGTTGAAAGATGACGCAAACGGCGCGTATCTTAGGGGCGCGCGAGCGGTCATGATGCAACTATCGACCGGGGGCGGCAAGACCGTCATTATGGGCTCGTTCGCAAAAGATCACATTGCAAATCCGTGGGATCATCGATTTCCAGCCGGTTGCAGTATCGCGCACCGGGGCGAACTGCTCGGCCAAATGTCGATGCAACTGGCGCGCGAAGAAGTTCCGCACGGTTTGATAGCGTCAGATAAGGTAATACGCACGATCGTAGCGGCGCATGTGGAAGAGTTCGGACGCACATTCTACAACGCCCGGTCCCCGTGGAAAGTTGCGTCCGTCGATACGATCACTCGACGCGAACTTGGCGCTTGGCCCGATAACGTCGGGATGGTACATATCGATGAAGCGCACCATGTCTTGCGTGAGAACAAATGGGGTAAGGCCGCTGATCTTTTCCGCAATGCTCGATATCTGTTACCGACCGCTACCCCGGTTCGCGCCGATCGCAAGGGTTTGGGATCGCATGCACATGGCATCGCTGACGCGCTTGTGGAAGGGCCGCCGATGCGTTGGCTGATCGATAACGCGTATCTGACCGACTACAAAGTAATCACACTCAAACCTGACGATCTCACGACGGAAGGTATCGATGTCGGAGCATCGGGTGAGTTCAATCAGGATCAGGCACGCGACGCCGTGCACAAGTCGAAAAAACTCGTCGGTAGCATCGTCGATACATACATCGAACATGCGCGCGGCAAGCTCGGCGTAACGTTCGCGCAAGATATCGAACATGCGTATGAGATATGTGTCGAGTTCAATCGTAAGGGTATTCCGGCCGCCGTACTCACCGGCGAAGATGACGAAACCGTTCGACGCACGACGATTCGTCGATTCAAAAACCGTGAGTTATGGCAGCTAATCAACGTCGATCTATTCGGCGAAGGCTTCGACCTTCCAGCTATCGAGTGTGTGTCGTTCGGGCGGCTCACCGCATCGTTTGCGCTGTACTCGCAAATGTGGGGTCGTGCGTTGCGCTTGATGGTTTCACCAATGCTTGCAAACGCATGGGATACATACACTGTCGCGCAACGGCTTGAATTCATCCGCACGTCTGGCAAGCCGTTTGCGTTCATCTTCGATCACGTCGGCAACTTCTACTTTCACAAAGGGCCGCCCGACAAGCCGCGCATTTGGACGCTCGATGCTGGAAGCAAGCGCGGACCATCCGTCAACGATGGAATACCGATGCGAGTATGCCTCGGATGGGACACCCGCGAAAACATATGGTGTGCCAAGCCATATGAACGCATCTACAACGTATGCCCATATTGCGGCACCGCTGCGCCGCCCCCAGCCGAACGCGGTGGACCGGCGCAAGTCGATGGCGATCTAGCTGAAATTGATCCGGCGATCCTTGCTCAGTATCGCGGCGAAATCGCGCGTATCGACGGCGCACCGCCGAACCTGTCAGGACCGGCACATATCGCGGCAGTCAAGCGACATATGGAACGGCAGGCAGCACAGCATCGACTACGCGCACTCATGGCGTTTTGGTACACGGCTACCGCGCAACCTGGCGATGACACTAGCGTCAACTGGCGCCGTTTTTGGTTCACATTCAACATGGACGGCCTACAAGCGATGACGCTCGGTCGACCCGAAGCCGAAATGTTACATCGACGGATCGTTGCTGATCTTGCAAATCGTGGTATCGTTACGCCTGACGACCTGACCGTTATTAACGAACCGGAGCACGTATGAATGTCGATCGTGAAAAAGTCATCGACCACTTAATGCAACTGCGCGCTACGCTAGCGCACGCGTTGAAGCAGCCTAACATCGGTGCAAAACGCTTCAACGAAGTGCGCGAGCAACTGTTGCCGCTAGATCAACAACTACGCGCGCTCGGTGTTGATCTTGAACCGACGCCGCAGATGAATCCGAGCTATCGCCCGAACTTGTCCCGCGCTCAACGTCGGCAACGACATCGAGCTAATAAGTATCGATCGTACGAACAGCGCGTTCAGGATCATTTCCGCGATACTACCCTCAACGGGGGCAAGAATGCTGACTGACGAACGAATACTTGAATTAGTGCGACACCATGCCATAGATCATGAATATTGGTCGCCTGATCGTTGCATTGCCTTCGCTCGTGCCATCCTCGCCAGCGCGGGGCAGCCGGAGCCGATTGCATGGGAATCAACTACTGCTGGATATACGCGCTACGTCACGGATTCGAGGTACCAAAAGTTTCCGCCGGAAGTGCGCAAATGGTACAAGCCATATCGACGCAGTGAGTGCGCCGCCCCGACGCCCGCAGCACCGCAGGACGATCAAAAGCGCCTTGTGCGTGAGCTTGATGTGTTGCTGAACGGCGAAGAAGGCGCAGCCAAACAAGCGTCACTCTGTGATGTTGTCGCACAGGTTCGCCGCGAAGGTATTCGTTCGGTTCAATATAAGGGAAGCGGAGCGCAGGACGAGCGCGGAGCATACGACGAGTGGCGCTGCAAAGACGGCAATTGGGATTTTGTGGACGATCCTGATAGCGGTTTCGAGATATGGAAAGCGGCCCGCGCGGCAGCATCGCTGGTTAGCGGGGCGGCAGTAGTGCAGTGGCAATACCGTTTCTTCGACGGGGTGAAGTGGATCGATTGGGCGAACTGCACGGAGCTTCTGGTAAAGCACAAGAGAGGACGCGACGATTTCGAGTTTCGCGGACTTGCCGAAATCGAGCGCATCGACCGCGCGGGAGAGAAAGGATGAACGCCCATCAACGAAGAATCGAGCGTCGTGCGGTAGCCCGCTTTCGCGAGAAATATGCACCGCTGTTCAATCGCTGGCCACATTGGACGGAGCGCGGAACCGAGCAACGCTGCCGCGCCTGCAACGGAAACGACGGCGATATTCCGTGTGCTTACCCGGAAGGGCATCCTAACTGTTTGCGCGTCGAGCGCGACGCGGCGAAGGGGAGCGATAAATGACACTCGATATGTGGGCATGTATCTATGGCGTCGGCGCTGAACCGTTGCGCGCATTAAAACTTATGCTCGGTGTCGAAACCGGCGAGCTTCACGGCGATATTAACGCTAAGCTCGGTTCCGAGGCGCGTCAGCAAGACCTGGTATCGCTTGAAGCGGCGCGCATGGGTATTCGGTTGTTCCGTAACAACTCCGGTGCGTTCAAGGATGACAATGGGCGCTTGATCCGGTTCGGGCTCGGTAATGTATCGAAGGCGTGGAATGAACAGTTCGCATCGCCCGATCTTATTGGTTGGCGTCGTGTCATTATCACGCCGGAGATGATCGGTACGACGATCGGACAAGCATGTATGCGCGAGATGAAATACGAAGGTTGGACGTTCAACCCAAACGACAAGCACGAAGCGGCACAATTTAATTTTTTGAAACTGGCTATTGCGGACGGCTGTGATGCAGCATTTGCAACTGGCCCCGGAACGTTGTAACATTCGCAGCACCTAACCGTAACTAATGAGGAACCCTGAATCATGGCAAACGAACGTATGACCGCTGACGACCGCACCGCTCAACTGACCCAAGTTGGTTTATTGATCGCCCGCAAACATGGCATTCGCAAGGTGACGCGCGCCGCGATCGCTCGCGAAGTCGGTGTAAGCGATGGTCTGCTCAATCGCTACTTCGGATCGCGTGAAGGTCTACGCGGGGCCGTGCTCGAACTGGCTGTTGCGGAGAAAGACGCCAAGACGCTTGCCGAGGCGTCCGAGTATTACGAACTGCCGAACATGCCGCGCAATCTTGCCGCCGAAGTCAAACGCTTGACACAGTGACGAACATTCGTCGATCGCACCAAACGGGCCGCATATGCGGCCCGTTGCATTTTGTGCTTGCACTTACACAAGTAACGGTTCTATACTTGACACCAACGCAACCCGAGGTCCATACATGAAATCGTTACTGTTCGTCGCAGCCATGCTCGTCTGGATTTGGACGAGCATGGTGCAAACCGGCACTCTCTATCCCTTCGTTCACTAGGAGCAATCATGACACCCGCACAAGTAGCAAAACAGTTTGCCGCAGACAACGGCTTTACGATCACATCGGACGGTCGCAAGTATCGTATCGGATACATCGCACTCGACAGCAATGAAATCGAGATCGCGATCGTTAGTGGATATCCGGCCGCGCTCAACGCGATGAAACGATATATGTCGGAATTGTCTAGCGCGCTGCTCGGGCGCAAAAGCATAGCCGACGCCGAAACGCACATGATTCGCAAAGCAGCGCGCCCCTTAATCGGTAGCGAAGAATGGTACGCACAACGCCCCTGGCGCCTTTGTTATGACCGTGGAACGATTCAACCAATGGCATATGCTACACGCGCCGATGCACTCAAAACCGTTCGTCAGCGTTTTGCAGGCGTGCCGAATATCGCAATCGTTCGTATCGGAGCTTGACATGCTATTGACCGAAGACGAACAACGGTTCTTACTCCAACAGCGCGAAAATCTGCAACGACTCGCATCGTTCAATCGCATTCGTGCAGCACGGTTCCAAACGGAAGTATCGGATAGCATAGAACTGTTGAGCCGGGCGCGTGAGTTCGAAGCGTTGGAGCGCGAGCGATGAAAGTGCGTCGAATCATCAAGCATCGGATACGCGAATTTGGTTTTCCGTCAACAGCGTATGTTATGAATCGGCGCAAGGCTCAGGATTCGGGTATTTCGACGACGCTCGGTTTCATCGATTTGTTTTATGGCGGTCCTATCGTAATACGACCGAATCCATACGCAATAGTTAACGTCACTGGCGTTTAACCATGAACTCGTCACCCATATTCCGCAACAACGCAGGCACAAAACAGTGCGCCATGCGCGAAGATGGGCAATGGTTCATTCGATACAAACGGATCGGTGTACCGGGTTGGAGTCGATGGGAGCCCGCACCGTTTATTACTAGACCTACATGGAGTTGGTATGACCCAAACCTCGGCCGTGCCAGGCTTCCGCGAAGCGATGGGCACACGGATTCGCCGATTGCGCGTTGAGCGTGAAATGACCGCTAAAGATTTAGCTAAACGGGTCGGTATTCACTATGCACAACTGCTGCATATCGAAACCAATCAAGTCGCGAATCCGATGTTTTTCACTATTGTCGAAATCGCCAAAGTGCTCGATTGCGAACTCGACTATATTGCGTATGGGGAAAGATGATGGAACATATCGCTAACGTTGACGAAATCAAAGATGTAACACTGCAACGCGCCGCGAAATGCGCGTTCGCTGTCGGCGCAGACGTATATGTATATGCAGTGCGCGATGAATCGGCTATCTATGTCAAATTTCCCGATAACGATCGTGCGCGCTTCGATCCAGAGTACAACACCATGCACGCGCTCGAATTGCTCGGTGTTGCCCGGTCGAATGGATTCGTAACGCATACAGCGATCGGCAACGGTGTCACGTACTTGCCATACGTCGTTCGAGTCGTTTATAGCACCAACGACGTTCGCGTCCAAATCGGCGCATCGAAATGGTTCGTCACGTCTTGTCTCAAGAATACCGCGTCAGCAACTCGCCGCGCTCTAGTTGATGCGTTCTGTGCCTACTATGACGAAGCAATCGCCCCATATACCGCCGCGTGATTTCTTGCCATCGTCCCGACCGGATCATGTGACTCGGGCACTCGATGAAACATACGAGCGTGGGTTCATGCTGGGCCGCGCGGCCGGTATCGAACATGCGGTTCAGTTATTACGTGCGGCAAACATCCCCAACATTGGCGACATCATCGCCGACTTGACTAGGAGTAAATACAAATGACAGATATCGATAGATGCTTAACTCTCATAGAGGATCGCGTCGCTAAATCACCGACAACTTCGGAATATGCATGTTCAATGAAAATCAAGGAACACGTGGTTAAATGTGAAAAACATTTCATCGGCTCGGTCGTTGCTGGTTATTCATATGGTCAATGGTTTATTGACGACGAACCGATTGAATATGACAAATTGAGAGAGGCGCTTAAACATGCATAACTACAACTGTCATACTTGCCAAGAGCCGATGAAAGTAACGTTACTGTTTCAATCATACGTTCGCTTGCACGGTTCGCAGCGTCAGAAGTGTTACGCATGCGGTGCAATTCATGAGGTTGCGGAGCACAACAAGATTTCGTTGCTCGTGCCGGGTACACCAATGGCCAAGCTATCGCAGGAATACGCATTCCCTGAATACGCACCGTATCGCGTCGGCGCGTATCGCGTGCGCTATTCGACCGGCAATTGGTCTAAGGTGCTGATCGTATGGAATGGAGAACACTGGCACAACGGGCCGATCGTGTTCGCGACTGGCTCGATCATTTCATGGCAGGGGCTCGCGGGCGATATGGAGCATTTGAAGCGTATGCCATACGATCTGGTCGCGCCGTTGCCGGTAGCCGAAGACGACGCGTACGACACTGCGATACGTTCGGACGGGGTGTCGATATGATACTGATCTACAAGTGTCTAAATTGCAATATGGTGCGTGAAGTATCGACGTTGCGAACCGCTGACGAAATCGTTACTTCGCTAGACAACCCGCATGATAGAAACTGGATGTTGCATCCGTGCGGAACTGGCGTAACCGGCATTGCGCAACTCGTCGCCGTGCTCGAATGACCATGATCCTAGCCGCGCTGATTGCAGCCATATGGGGCGATTTCGACCTCGCGCTGCTGTTCTTGTTTCTCGCCATCTTATTCGATATATGACGTATGTATCGATTCTACCGAACGGGCCGCCACGCGCGGCCCGTTTCGTTTGTGCTATCCTGTCTACTCTTCCCACTTGTGAGACAAAACCCACATGAACACCATTGCTCCAAACTTCGTCAACGTTCGCCTTGATGAGCAAGATAAACAAAACTTCGTCACGATCGTCGAACACTTGCAACGTAAAGCTGGCATCGACGTAAGCACGGCGGCGCTCTATCGTGCTGCGATCCGCGCGCTCGCACAACAACACAACATCAAAGGGGTGCGGTGATGCTTCTTATTCCGTACGTTCACGGTTGCGCGCGCATTGTCGATGCGTTCCGGCGATCATATGCGAATGCCCAACACCGATCGCAACGTCGCGCAGCACTCGTATCGATGACGTATTACTTGATTGAAATCGACCGCGCCTATCAACGACATGCACGACATAAATAAACTACGCGCAGCACTGGCGGGGCCGCTCGCCCCATTGGCTCAGTACAAACAGTTCATGCTGTGGCGTCTTGAGTCGGACGAAGAAGGTAAGCCGCGCAAGATGCCGTATAGCATTACCGGCGTTCGTGGGAGTAGTACCGATCCGTCGTTGTGGTGTACCGCCGAAGAAGCGTTGACGTACGCGCATGCCTGGCAAATGGGCGTTGCGTTCGCGTTCACTCGTAATGATCCGTTCACGTTCATCGATATCGATCATTGCCGCGAAGGCGACGGATGGTCCGCCGATGCCCTGGCTATCTGTGCTCAGTTCGCAGGCGCCGCGATCGAGGTATCGCAGTCGGGCGAGGGGTTGCATATCTTCACTTGCGGTGACGTGCCCGCCGATTTCTCCGGCCGCAACGGCGGCATCGGTGGAGTTGAGTGCTATCACACGTGGCGATTCGTCGCGCTCACTGGCAACTGCAACGGCAATGCCGCGCATAATGCTGGACCCACACTCGCTCAATTCATCGCTCAACGTTTCCCAGCGAGCCGTCGTATCGATGGCGAACTCGTATGGCATACCGGGCCTGTCGCCGAAGCTGGGAACGTACCAACGAACGATGATGACTTGCTCCGAGCGTTCTTGTCGGCACCGCCGTCGCAACCGCGCCCCGATGCTTATCAGGCGTTCGCGCATCTAACCGGTCGCGAGTCGGTCAACGTCGAACGTATCGCAGTAAGTAACGCCGACCTGTTCAACGCTAACGTTGCAGTATTGTCGCAAGCGTGGCCCGCCGATAACGATGCATTCGACAAATCACAAGCTGCGTTCGCGCTTGCGTGCCGTCTGGCAGTGTGGACTGGCAAAGACTGCGATCGTATGGAACGGCTGATGTATCGCGCCGCATTCCAGCGCACCAAGGCCGACATGGATCGTGTGCGCGGCCAGACGTATATGCGTTTCGATATCATGCGTGCGTGTGTCACAGTTACCAATGTTCGCAAGTGGAACGCAGCGGACGCCAACGATGACGTACGCCAAGCTGGCGAGCAGGGTTATCAAGGCTTCTACGATCGCATCGCCGCCGCGCCCAACGTTGCAACGATTCGCGCTATCTGCGATGAAGCCGGTTATGACCTGTCGATCGATCGGACGTACCGCGAACTGCTCGCGCAACACGTTCAGAAATCCATCGAACGCGTTGAAGGCGCCAAGCTTCCGATCTCCGATTGTCGGCGCATGGTTGACGTGCGTGCGAGTCACCCGGCACCCGATCGCCAAGCGTTGCAACGTCAGCAAAACATCGCAATGAATCTGCCGGAAGACATGCCGACGCTAACACCGGTCATGTCAACGGCGCAAATGCTCGACGAATTCGTATTCATTGGTGACGGCTCACAAGTCGGTAGTAAGTACGATCGCGCCGTATGTTTCTCGTTGTCAGATTTCAAAAACCTGATGGCCGCGAGCCGCACCGTGACGCAAGACGGCACTCGAGTCCATACCGAAGATTGGCTTACGCACGCTGGGCGCACATCCGTTGCGACGCGTACGTTTCGGGCCGGAGCTAATGTTCTCACCTATGACCCGAACGGGCGCACTGCGCTCAATATGTGGCGCGCGCTCCCGCCGCGTAACTACACTATCGACATCAATCCGTTCTATGAGCACATTAAATATCTCTTCGCTGACGAAGCCGAACGCTTTCTCGACTGGCTCGCCCACATTGAGCAGCAACCCGGCGTGTTACCGCACCACGGTTGGTTACACATTGCCGATCGTACTGGGACAGGTCGGAACTGGCTTAGTAGTGTTATCTCGCGGTTGTGGCGTGGTTACGTTGCACCATCAGTCGATATGGATGCTCTAATTAACGGGTCATTTAACGGTGCACTCGCCGGACGAGTGATAGCCATCGTTGATGAAATCCGTACCGGTGCGCGCGAAGATGCCTACATGATGGAAGGCAAGATTCGCAACATGCTCACCGAGGAAACGCGTTACATCAAACCGAAGTACGGCAAAGAATACGTTGAGCACAACTCGTGTCGGTGGTTGTTGTTCAGCAATCACAAGAACGCTATACCGATGTCGGACAACGATCGACGTTGGTACGTCGTACACCTGACCGGCGAGCCCCGCGACGAAGCCGTCTATGCGCACCTGTATGCGCTGCTCGATCATCCCGGCTTCATCGACAGTATCGGCGCATGGTTGCGCATGCGCGACCTGTCACGGTTCAACCCCGGTGCCCGGCCGCCGATGAATGCCGCGAAACGCAAGGCGATCGAAGCGAGCAAGACGAGCCATCAAAAGCTGGCGCAACAGATCGTTTCTAGCTGGCCGTGCGATCTGATATCCGTTAGTGACGTTGTGAACATCATGCATGAGGGCGACATCGGAGCGAAGCGATTGAACGCGGCGCAACGCCATGCGCTTGACGACGTTGGAATGTATCCGGTCGATAGTGCTGTGTATGACGAGAACGGCAACAAACAACGTATCTGGATCATTCGCAACGTTGACCAATGGTTGGCGCCGGGGGTTTTATGCAAAGACAACACCGCGAAAGCGTTCGCAACATATCGTCCGTACGCAAAATTAGGCGGTTTTGCAACGTTGATGTCCGTAAGCTAACCGAAAGCTCCAGAACACAGAACAATCCAGAACGCTCCTGTATAAAACGTCTATGAAAAAGTGGTTATATAGTGGTATTAGATAGGGGTATGTATTCTATGGGGACTTTTACCAAAAACGGTTCTAGTCTGTTCTGTGTTCTGGCGCGTGCCATTTGAGCCATGAAAGAACGAAAATTGACACCAAAACAAGATGCGTTCGTGTTGGCGTATCTTGAGACAGGAAATGCATCCGAAGCATATCGACGTGCTTATGACGTGGGTAATATGTTGCCGTTGACTATTGCAACGCGTGGTCGAGAGTTGTTGAAAAACAGTCTGATAACGGCTCGACTCGAAGAAGCCCGCAACGAATCTTTCAACAAAGCTGTGATCGATCGTGCTGGTGTTCTGTCCCTTCTTACAGAAATTGCAACAGCCGATCCGAACGAACTGATGCAAATTCAGGTCCGTTGTTGTCGTCATTGCTGGGGCGTGGCGTTCGCATACCAATGGAAGAACCGGGCCGAGTTCGATTACAAGGTTGCCGAGACGATGGACCGGATCGCCGCAGAACATCGCCAATGGGAGAAAGATGTCGCACTCGGTTCGAAACGTCCCGAGCCGGAACCTGAGCCGTTGCCGATCGACGCGGGCGGCTACGGCTTCGATGTCTACGCGAGCCCGAACCCGGAATGCCCGCGCTGTCTTGGCGAGGGGCATGTGATGCCGATCGTCAAGGACACTCGCAAGCTCAAGGGTGCGGCCAAACGCCTGTATGCCGGGTTCAAGCAAACGAAGGATGGTATCGAAATCAAGATTCAGGACCAGGCACAAGCTCGCGCGATCCTTGCGAAAGAGTTCAAGATCGGCCAAGACGTTATGCCAACCGTCAACGTAGGGGTTGGCATAAACGCCCAGGGCGCGCAGAATGTAACGGTTGTTGCAGCCGATCCACAGGACGCGGCGCGACAGTACATGGAACTAATGAAGGGGTGATGTATGGGAAAACACAATACGGCGGACCCGACGAAGCTATGCGGACGTATCCAACGCGCACGCTTGCTGATGGGATGGTCGCAATGGAAACTGGCATTAGAAGCGGGACTATCCGTCGAAGCTGTTAAGGCATCGGAAGAAAGAAACAAGTTTGGTCGATTCGACACTATGATAAAAATTGCGGAAGCGCTCGACGTGTCGATTTACTATCTAGCCGGTCGGCAAGACAATTTAGGAACATTCGGACAATGAACCAAGGGAAACATAACGTCGCCGATCCAGACACAATGGGTGGACGTATGCAGCGTGCTCGCGTTGAGATGAACATGAGTCAATTCGATGTTGCGTTAGCGGCTGATATCGGCGAATCGACGGTAGCCATGATCGAACGGCGCGGATCGGGCAATTGGACGAACATCGTCAAAATCGCTCGCGTGCTCGATGTGTCGCTTTACTATCTGTTGGGTGAGCGCGAAGGTTACGGATCATTTGGGGAGTGACGACATGACACGCTATGACGAACACGGTATCGAGCGGCGCAAATATGTTCCGTGGGCCTTCATCGGGCACCACGGCGGCGCACTCGATACGAAAGATGACATCGACAATCTGATGATTCAGGAAATCGTAGCGGCTCAGGAAACGACGGTGGTGTTAGCGCGGATGGTGCGCATCGGGCGGCGCCGATGGACCATGAGACAATAGACGCGCCATGATGGGAGAGCGAGGGTTAGCCCCGGTGCCAGGACGGACCGGGGCATTTTTTATTCAACAGCAATCAGTTCGATCTTTTTGACATCGACGACGTTTTCGATCATGGTCATCAGTTGCTTCCATGCGACGATGCGGCCTAGACAGGTATGTACAGCTATTGTTTCACGTTGTACTCCGAGTGCGCGGTCACGTTGAATTTCAAAGATGTAACGTTTGATGTTCATGATTTGTTCCGGTTGACGCCCGCCGAAGCGGGCGCGGTTAGGCGGCTGCTTGCAGTGGTAGCAACGGTACTGCGCGCCTTTCTGAGGCATAGAAACGTGCGGTGCCCATGTGCTCATGTGTCCGCAAGCTCCAAAGACATACACGCCTTTTTCGTCGCGCTCGACATGGGACACGTTGACGAGTGGCCCGCGCGGATCAGGGGTGCTTTCCATGTCGTTCTCCTAGAACCGTGAGGCGGTTAGTAGTCGATGCCTTCATCTTCGGCGCATTGACATATAGCTATTGCCTTAGCTAGCGCGGCGATCTTGAAAATATCGAGCTTGTTTTCGTCGGGGTTGCAGAGAACCAAATGTGCGAATGCTAAGGACCATTCGCCGCTAACGATAAGTTGGAAGTACGTATCGACTTCGGCGTCAATCTTCGCTTGTACGTTGCTGGCCTTCATCTTCGTTCTCCTAGAAGCGGGCGCGGTGGTTAGGCTGCATAACTGCTTCGAGATATTTCGACAGACCCATGAGATAAGCCTGCGTCAAATCGCCGATGGTCGGCGCGCCTTGTACGGCGGGGATACCCCGAAGCGCGATACGGAACCCTGAAAACTCGCTGCGGCTGTCGGCGTAGTTAGAGAATCCAAGCATTATTGCGATAGCGCTGCGTTCAAGCTCGTTCGTCTGCTCGAAAAGATTGCTCGGCGTGTTCATCGTCACCCCCTTCGTGATTGCGTTGTCGATGGAAGAATCATATACCGTTACTAACGGTTTTGCAACTCTTCCATCGACAAATATTTGCTAGGGAATAATGCGTACGTCTTCGAGCATTCGAGCAGCAGCGCGCCAAGTTGCCGCCCGTACTCGTCGTTCGACCCGTTCCAACAGTGACGTTGCCTTGGCCGCGAAAAATTCCTCGGTTCGAGCGTTCTGTAGGAACAGGTCGATAACGGGTTGTAAGTCCGCTACGTACATCATGCCGCGACCTGTTCACCCGATTCCGCCGCGACCGACTCAGGCGCCGCAACGGCGGGCTTAACGAACGCGTCGGATGCTGCCATCGTCATGAGTTGCGTCGCAAGTGCAATCAACTCGTCGCGTGTCGCGCTCGGCGGCACGACTAGATGCAAGTGACCCACGTCGATCCGTTGTCCCTCGACGTGCTGACCGGGAGATTTCTTCGGCGGTCGCACACGGTCCGTCGCAAGCAACACTTCGTTGATCGACTTCACCTTGAGCGCCTTAATCATCGGTCGAAGCGCATCAACCAGATCGACGCCTTTGGATGACTCGGCCAATTGCGCCACGTCGTCCGGCATGAAGTCGTACAGTGCGATGCTGGCGGTAATGCGCCGATTGACCGCGCGCCAGTCGATCGTACCGGGCTTCTCGCACTGCCATCCCGCCGCATGATAGATCGTCAGCAACGTTTCGCGACCGAGCCGCTTGGACGGCGCGCACTCGTGCATGACGGCGAGCCCTACGGCCAGTTCGATCTCTAGCGCGATAGCACGATGTGCGGCGGATTCTACGAGTGCTTTGGTGTATGCACGAATTTGCGTCTTGTTCATGATGTACCTCATATGGTAGGTTGATATGTAACGGTTTCACTAGGACCGTTGAGGCGTATGTTAGATCGTTAGTAACGGTTTTACAACGGCACTTTTCGCCAAATTCACTGTAAAATCATCGTTGTGTTGCGTAGGGCACACAGACAACCACGTATAGGAGTAATCTGACATGGGAAAACCCGTAAATATTGCAAGCACGTCGCACGCTCAACAGGCAGAAATGGCCGGTTTGGTCGGGACCGTCACCGTTGACGTTTCGGCTGAATTGCAAGCGAAGCTCGATGAACTGACCGCTGCTAACGCTTCACTCGATGCAGCATTGCAAGCCGAGCGCGAAGCGCACGCGAAGACGCAAGCGGCTCTCGCCGCTGCAACGTCGGCACCGACCGAGTAACGGAGCGCACCATCATGGCAAATGAAATCTCCGGCCCGGTTGAAGCATTGAGTGGTGAGCTTGTTACGACGCTTCGCGAAGGTCTTGGTTATATCGCAGATGAACACGTGTACAGCGATGCCGATCGTGAACACTTATCTCGCGTTGTTGCAGCGCTCGATCAACTCGCCGCCGACGCGCAACGGTTCAACGGTTTGCGGATGTTGATGTGTGAACCGGATGCGTCACTTAAAGACCGGATGCTCGATGCGATCGAATCGCACGTCAATGCGTTCGTTGCACAACATACAGACGAAGTACCGACGCCAGAGCTAATCAACGAATTGGTCGATCGCATGTTGCTTGCGGCTTGCGAGGCGCGCAAATGAACCTACAGACCGTCAAGCCATATGCGCGACAATCGTTGCATTCGGGACATTGGATCGTTAGCGTTCCGGCCGATACGTGCGACCGCATGTTAGAGCGCGGTTACGCCCCGCCGTTCGTGATTGCGGAAACGCTCGATGTCGCGCTCGATACGTTGCATCGGAAGTTGTTGCATGACCAGTGCGGCATGCTATAGTGTCGCCGTCGTACCGTTAGTAATACAACCCATCATTGGAGAAACAGACATGCCCGACGAACAAGCAACACAATATAGCGACACTGGCACCGCCCCGATCAGTATCACCGTTCCGGCCGCACACGAATCCCTGTTCAAGCGCATCCTGACGCTGTTGGAGCGTGGCGAGCAAGACATCATCGACAACATCCACGCCGGTATCATCCATTTCGAAAATCTCGCCCAAGCGCGCGACAATTCGGAAGAAGGTCAGCAGTCGTAACGAACGGGGTTAGTTACCCGTACCAGGAACGCCGGTGAGTAGATGCGTTCGCGTCCCGTAGATCGTTACGGGTGCTGCCGGTCAATACCGGCCCTAACGCCCCGCACTAATCATGCGGGGCGTTTTGTTTTTATGCTTGCAAACCGTTACTTTCTCGGCTAACATTCGTCGCATGTTCAAACCAACCGAGAGTTAGCGAAATGGACCTTTATGCATTGGAAGCGCTGTTGCTCAAGGCGCAAGTGAAACTTGATACCGGTGATCGTGCCCAAGCTATCATCGCAATCGTCGGAGCAAAATTGATGGTGCAGGCAGAAATGGCCCGTATCCAGCGTGTCAAGTCTGGCGATACGGTACGTGGTGATGAAAAGCGGAGAACAGAATGAAATTCATTGTTGTTAAGGTCGAACGAAAGGTAATCGCATTTGTGAAAACGGAATTAACCAAATGAGCCTACTAGCGAAAGACCTGATCGACCTGGCCCGCGAGCCGCGCACACAACAGTCGCGCCTGGTGCTCGCGTTGCTGGCCCTCAACCTAATCGCGCCGGGTGTAGCAGATGTACGGGAGGGACTGTGAGCTACCGCGTCCGCTACTCGGTCAAGGTTCCGAAGTTGGTTAAAGTCGGGCCGTTGTTTTGCGCGCCGGAAATCTTCACCGATTGGGTATGGGAGCCGCGCGACGAAGTAATGACGGCTGACGAACTTGTCAAGTTGGCGCAAACTCCAGGTGTTTTGGTTGGCGCGTGGGAGCCGGTATGAAAGTACGAAAAATTCCGGTCACGCGCCCGCGTGGGTCTTTCGGATTTAAGCCTACATGGGTCGTCATGCAACAACGCGGATACCCTAGATGGGATTGGGAACGCATTTGGTATATCGATCGCGGACGACGCCAAGGCATCAAGGATTATTTCTAACCGTTACCCGTCGTACCATAAGAGCCATGAGCTATCTGATAGATGTCGTTGGCGTAGTAGCTGGACTTGTGATTGCCGTATTAATGTTCGTCATGATTGATACGTGCGACATATCCGAAGATTGATCTAACCGTTACCCGTCGTACCATAAGGGCCATGACTAACATCATGGCCCTTTTTCATGCCGTACCCATATCCGCACGATTTCAAGCAACCGGACTACTCGCGCATCTTTCAATGGCGAATCGATACGCTCGCGAAGATACGCCGCGATACCGGACTCGCCAACGCGCTCAAAGTCCATTACCGTCACAATCCGATCGACCTAATAGAAGATTGGGGCGTGACGTTCGACCCGCGTAACATCTCGCGCAAGCTTCCGGCGTTGATGCCGCTGATACTGTTTCCGAAGCAACGCGAATTCCTAGAATGGATCGAGAGCCTAAACCAATCGTCTGAGTTCGGTGTCGCGAAGAAGTCGCGCGATATGGGCTTGTCGTGGATGGTCGTTGCACGCGCATGCGCTAAGGCAGTCACGACCGAGGGGTACGTCGCCGGGTTCGGCTCGCGCAAAGAAATTCTAGTCGATAAAGCGGGCGATCCGGATTGTTTGTTCTATAAAGCTCGGATGTTCCTCGAATACCTTCCGCGCGAGTTTCGCGGCGGATGGGCCGGTACGAACAAATCTTGCTCGACGCACATGCTTTTGACGATCCCCGAAACCGGTGCGATTTTGCGAGGCGAGGCGGGCGATAACATCGGGCGTGGCGGCCGTACGTCGGAATACTTTGTTGACGAGTCGGCGTTCTTGGAGAGGCCGCACTTGATCGATGCGGCGCTATCGCAGAACACAAATTGCCGCATCGATATTAGTTCGGTCAACGGCATGGATAACCCATTTGCCGAAAAGTGTCACGAATGGCCCGAACATCGCGTTTTCACATTTCACTGGCGCGACGATCCGCGCAAAGATGACGCCTGGTACGAACGGCAGAAATCGAACCTTAACCCACTGATTGTGGCGCAGGAAATCGACCTAGATTTCGCAGCATCGAAACAGGGCGTCGTGATCCCGTCCGCATGGGTTCAATCTGCAATCGGTGCGGCCCGCAAGCTGGGTATCGAGATAACGGGCGGTAAATTCAGCGCACTCGACGTTGCCGACGAAGGTCTTGACTTGAACGCATGGGGCGGTCGGCATGGTATCGAGTTGCAACATATCGATAGTTGGAGCGGCCACGGCAAGACGATCTTTTGGACGACCGAGCAGGCGTTCCTACGTTGCGATCAATACGGTTACGACAACTGTCGATATGACGGTGACGGTCTAGGCGCCGGGGTGCGCGGTGACGCAGCGCAAATCAACGCTCGACCTGATCGCGTTGCGAACCAACGCAAATTCTCGGAGTTTCGCGGCTCTGGTGCTGTGGTCAACAAGGAAAAACTCGTGTTCAAGGGCGATGACCGTGGTATCGGCGCGCGCAAGAACGAAGACTTTTTCAAGAACTACAAGGCTCAATCGTGGTGGTCGTTGCGCGAGCGATTCGAAAAGACGCATCAGGCCATCCATGACGGTGTTCTGTTCCCGCCCGATGAACTCATCAGCATCAGCGAAAATCTGCCGCCAACGATGCGCGCGCGGCTCGTGGCGGAACTGTCACAACCAACCTATGATATCGATAGCTCGGGAAAGTTGCTGATTGACAAAACGCCGGATGGCACGCGTTCGCCGAACCATGCCGACATGGTGATGATTCTGTACGCACCGGCCGAGAAGAAATCTTCGTTGTTCGCTTGACGAACCGTTACTAACGGTGGCATGCTTGGGGGCATCTTCAACCAACCGGAGTTCCAAGCATGATTACGACAAAGACTTTTACGATTTGCCTGATGTACAAAGATGGTGAATACGCCGCGACGATTCATGAGCACGGCGATCCCGTGGTGCCGATCGCACCGAACGGACCAATCTGTTTGTATCGAGCGCAAATTGAAGTCAAAGAACAATCGCCCAAAGTTTCTGCTGCGCATGGCGAGGTGATGTCATGACCTGGAAAAATGACCCGCGACGCCCGATCACGTCGCGCAGCGAAGATAAGTCCGGCACTCGCGTTTTTCATAGTTGCGAGGCATCGCTACAAGAACAATTGATAACGTTGCTCGACAATGCATTTCTTGCCGGTTTCGTTATTACTGTCGAACTTAAACCATTCGAACCGCTCGCGATGGGCAACTATCGGATGGTCGGACACGTGCGGGGTGGACGATGACTTTGCATACGCTTGTAATCATATTCGTATGTCTCGGTGTTGCAACTGCAATAGGCCTCATCGTGTTGGTATTTGCGATATTCAGTTTGATTTTGAGCGAGGAACCGACCCCAGAACTCATGGCGCAACGGACGCTTAGAGTAACGTGTATCAATTGCACATGCCCGGCGTTGTGCACGATATACGGTCATTGCGAAAAACGTGAGCCGCAAGCATTTGAAGATGAAATCCGTCGCCGTTTTGATTCGGAGTGCAGTTAATGACACTCACTGACATCTCTCGCTTGCTTAAGATCGCCAAGGTGCCGCGTAGCAAAGTAATCGAATGCTTCTATCCGAACCCTTGCGTCATCGTCCATGTAGATGCAACGTATATGCCGGTTTTGAAGGCCGTCATTGAACGCGTGCGACTTGTGGGCCAAACTATCAACGTGACGTTGCTCGATTCGCAAGATGTGCGACCGAACGAACATTTGTACATCAAGGTCAAGGGTCAAACGGAATGGCGTCACGATCCGCAACGATCGAAAATGTCGAACCAAATGGCGCGGCGCGTACATCATGCCCAAGTCGTGATAGACTGTTATTCAGTCATTGCACAGTAATGCGAGCGGCACTCTATCTGCCCATAGCGCGATACTTCATGGAACGCATGGTGCGCCCGTAAGACGGCGGTAACGCGGAAACGACGTAGTTCTAGTAGCAAGCTCCCTGCAACGACTAAGCGCCCCATCAGTACGCACCGGGATACCGGACCGCCGAACATGGGGCGCTTTCTTTTGTGCCACGCATTGCATTTCATTACTAACGGTCCTATACTTGCTACACCATCAACTCTTAGGAGAATTTGAAATGAAACACATCTTGACGATCGTAATTTGTGCCGCGCTTGCGGCTTGCGGCGGGGGCGGACCGGTCGCGCCGTCTCAAACAGCACAACAACCTCAAACAAAAACCGGCACAACGACCGCGCCGCAAACATGCGTTGCACTTAATACGTCCGGGGGTATCAAGTGTCACGTCACGATCTATTTGGCCGGTGATTCCACTATGTGGGGCGTGGATGCTGATTACACAGACAATCAGCAGCAAGCGCCAGGTGTCAATAACGGCGTTGTCGGACGCGCTCACAAATCACCCGCGCAGTTGTTACAAGCTGATATGAATGCAACATTCGGCGAAGGCGTCGTTGGCGTGATCGATGGCTCGATACCTGGCAGCACGTTCCCGTCCGATTTGAATGGGACGGCGCCATCGCTTGCGCCGCTTGCATCTAGGTTGGCGGCGTTGCCTGTTCATGCTGATATTGTCATTACGAATAGTGAAATCAACGATCAGTACGTTCTGCATGAGAACGTAAGCACCTACACGGCATATGCACAGCAATGGATCCAGACCGTGCAGGCATACGGCGCGATCCCGGTGTACGCGGAGCCGAATCCAACATCGCGGTCCGATTCTAACTATTTCGATCCGACGTACGGCACCAACGCGCTCGTTCAGTCAGCCGGACCCGTGTTCACGAACGCAGGCGGCTACGTGCTGCCCAATCTGAGCCAATGGGAGAACTACACCGCGCCGCCGAATGCTTCACCGTGGAACGTTATTTGGCTGTCGAGCGACGGAGTGCACCCGAACGATGCAGGGTATGCGGACAAGGAAAAGAATTACTTCCCGGCGCTGAAACCTATCGTCGCAAAGCTCGTGGGCGGCGCGTCATGAGCAAGACACTCGAAGAAGTCGCAAAGAAGCATTTCGGCGACGATGTGAATATGGATGCGGTTTGCAAGTTCGTCACCGAAATCTTGGACGGCATGTCAGTTCAAGTTGACACCAGAAACGTAGTAACCGTTTTCGCATCGACGGTCGGTATCGTCCCCAGCATTTGCACGATCGGCGGAGGTGGGGGCGGCGGAAATGCGGGGCGTGCGGCTACCGGGGCAGGTTGGACCGGCCCCACCAACTCATAGGAGAAACCAGTCATGGCAAAACATGAAAAGTTACGCGAACTGCTCAAATCATATCTGACCGAACTCGGTGCGCTGACCACAGCCACGGCGACGGGGGCGCCGTGGCGTCACCGCCAACGCACAGCGGTCAATATCATCGAACGGAACATTATTGATTTATTTGACAAGATTGAGCGCGAACGCGATGGACACAATAACGTAGCGATTCAAAACCTGAAAGCGTTCGAACAAATGCAACGCGAACGCGATGACGTGATTCGACTACTTCGTGAGAAATGCGAACAATCGAATCGATCATTCAACCTAGAAGCAGCAAAACGCGGTGAACCGATCGAAGTTTTGTTTAATGGCAATTGGATCGACGCCACATTTGTCGGGGTCGCACGTGGTTTGCCAGTGCTTGATAGCCTTCAATTCGATACTACCCCGTCCACGTGGCCTGTCGGTCAAACTATCCGTATGAAATCGCGCGAAGTAACGATGTACGCGAATATATATCGTCACCCCTCGGGTCGATTTAATATCGGCTCGCTCTACGAAACGCCGAACGAAGCGCGGCATAACTCGGATAGCAAGGCAGTTGTGAATGCCGTACCGGTAACTTTTACTGTCGCAGAGTAGCAACATTTTCCGAAGTGTTACTAACGGTAACGGTTTTTGTGTTACTATAGAACTTCACTGTGACGGGGGAAACCGTGGAATGTTGGCAGCCGAATAAGTTAGTGCAGGATGACCAAGATGTTGCGTATGAACCAACTGATCGGGATGGGAGACAACTAGCAACAAGTCTAACGCTGTACCTCAGGCTGCTAATGTGGCGCGTGAAAATGGGACGCCCCCGCAATCACGCTCCGTCTTGGGCACAGCCGGGACAAGCACCATATTGTCGTTGTGTCATAAGACCTATCGTACCGGACAAATAAGTAATGCCCTGAACGCCCCATTGTAAAATGGGGCGTTTTCTTTTATGGGGCAACATTATGTTCGGGTGGTTCAAACGACGAGAGCTTATTACCCCCGGCGCCAACGAAACGGTCGCCCGAAGCTCGCTATTCAGCACGCATCAAAACGATTCGATGCGCCGTAGCGCTATCGCTCAAGAGACTGAGATGCTTGTTGCTAACATCTCGGCTTACTATCGCGCTTGGGCGCCACGACCACCCGCGCCGGTCGGTACGGGCGATGACGTTGACGGCGATTCGCAGGGTTGGAATGCGATCAAGTCGGCATACAACATCGCGCAACCGAACATCCCCGACGCCATATTCCAATGGTTCGGCACGCAAACGTACATCGGTCCGCAAGCATGCGCGATCGTCGCACAACACTGGCTTGTCAAAAAGATTTGTCTCGTGCCTGCGCGTGACGCGATCCGACAAGGTTTCGAAATCATCAACGAAGTTGGCGAGGATGCACTCGACGACGAGATCATTGCCGAGTACGCGAAGTACGATAAGAAATTCAAGTTGATGCGGCATCTACTTGACTATTTTTATAACGGTCGCAAGTTTGGCATCCGCGTTGCGTTTCCGATCATCGATTCGCCTGATCCGGATTTCTTCGAGAAGCCGTTCAATCCCGACAGCATTCGACCTGGCTCGTTCAAGGGTTGGTTCATGCGCGACCCGTATTGGATGTCGCCTATTCTATCGGCTGACGCGGCGGGCAACACGTCGTCGCCCGACTTTTACGAACCCACGTGGTGGATGCTCAACGGCAAGAAATACCACCGATCGCATTTGTGCATCTTTCGTACCGAGCAACCGGACGATATTTTGAAACCGGCGTATCTGTACGGTGGCATCCCCGTGCCTCAGGCCATCATGGAGCGGGTGTACGCGGCGGAACGTACCGCCAACGAGGCGCCATTGCTTGCGATGACGAAACGCATGTACACAATGAAAGTTGCCGATGTCGAATCATTGATGCTCAACAAAGACAAATTCGACAATGCGATGTCGTTTCAACTCGGGGCGCAAGACAACTATGGGATGCGTATCACGGGTTCGGATGATGAAATCGCACAACTCGATACAGCGCTGACGGACCTATCGGATGTCATCGATAACCAATATGCGCTCGCGTGTGCCGCAGGCGATGCACCTGTCAACAAGATTATGGGTACGGCGGCGGGCGGCTTATCCAACGAAGGCGCCTACGACGAATCAAACTATCACGAAACGCTCGAATCGTTACAAACGCATGAGGGGACACCGTTCGTCGAACGTCATCATTTGTTGGTGAAACTGTCGTACATCATCCCGAAGTTCGGCGCGCGCGGCGCGGCCAAGACAACCGTTTCATGGAATCCGCTTGATGCGCCGACCGCGAAAGAGTACGCAGAAATCAACGAGCTTAACGCGCGTGCCGATTTGGCACTCGTACAAACGGGCGGCATTAGCGATGCGGATGTCAACGAACGTTTGCGTAACGATCGCAACAGCGGTTACAGCACGATCCGGCCGATTGAAGAAGGCGAACGCGAGCCGGTCGGCGGCGATCAACCTACCGATGAACCCGAGTTGGGAACGCCGGGCAAGGTGACAGTTAGCGAGACTGAATCTGCAACCGGCGATTCGTTGGATACGTTTATTGAACGGTTAGTTTCAGAAGCCATGCAACGGCAACTCCCGAATGCTGCGCGGGTGTTCAAACATGGCGCATAAACAAGTTCGAGTCGTCGGCAAGCGTGCAGCATGGGCCGATCAGTTCAAGGTCGATGTTGTACGCGGCACGCCGTTGATAATCGCCGGTGCAATCGCAACGCAATACAACGAAACGATACAACGTCACATCGACATGATGACGCGTGAGGTGTTGCGTGAAGTTGAGAAATTGTTCGTGACGTTTGCTGGCGATGGGCAGTCGTGGGCAATGGACGCAAGCCTTGCAAGTCAAGCGCGAATCTTGTCTAACGCGATGCGTGACAAGTTCGCCAAGTTGTTCGCATCGATGGCGCAACCGACAGCCGAGCGGATGACGAAGCGGGCCGAAAAGGATAGCGGTCTAAAGCTCGGTCAATCACTACGTGAGATGTCGGGGCAGTTCTCACTCAAGGCTGACGTATTTAACGATCGGTTGCGCGACGTGCTAACCGCAAGCGTCGCTGAAAGTGTTTCGCTCATCAAACGCATTCCAGAAAAATATCTCGACGATGTACAAGGCGCCGTGATGCGCTCGATCCAGTCGGGCGGCAACGGCCTTGCTGATTTAAAACCGCAACTCGATAAGTATGGAGTGACGGTAAAAAATTGGGCTAAAAACGTTAGTCTCGATCAGACGCGCAAAGCATACAACAGCATCAATGCGACACGGATGCAAGCGTTGGGCGTCAAAGAATTCGAATGGGTACATAGCGGCGGTTCGAATCATCCTCGCGAATATCATCGTGACGTACTAGACGGTAAAATATTCTCATTCGATCCCGAAGCCGAAAACTATCTACCGCATCTTGACGGACCGAACAAGGGCGAGCGCGGAATACCGGGGCAGGCGCCGTATTGTCGATGCACGATGCGTCCTATCTTCAAATTTGATGATGAGTAACGAATATGCCACTCAACCATAGCGGTACGAAAGAAGCGTTCGAACAGAACGTTAAGACCGAAATCGCAGCAGGCAAGCCGGAAAAACAAGCGGTCGCAATTGCATATTCTGTTGCTAACGATTCGGCAACTGCCGCAGGTATCGTTTTTCACGATCATGGGGCGATCCTGTTAATGCAGCGTCCTGATGGTACGTGGGGATTTCCGGCCGGATCGCTTGAAGAAGGTGAAATTGCCGAACAGGCGGCGCGGCGAGAGACAATTGAAGAAACAGGATATGCATATCAAGGTGACTTGACGTCGATCGGTATATTCGATGGGTTCTTTCATGCGTTCTTTGCTGACTGCGACGCGTTCGATGTGAAGCTCAATGACGAACATATCGGTTCGGGTTGGTTCGCACTCGACGCGTTACCGACCCCGTTGCATGGTTGTTCGGGCAATGTGCTCGCATGTGTATTCAATGCAATTGCTGGCGACAAATCGGATAGCGCGAAACAATACGATATTAACGGTTTCTTCGAAGTAATGGACAACCCTGTTTCAAAAGTTGGGGTGTTCAATTACTTAGGACGTAGCATTCCGCAGGAGGTAGCTAAAGGTAACGGCGGCAAGATGTTTGCGGTATATCGTCCGGCCGAGGAATTAAGCGACCCCGCATGTATTGCGTCGTTGCGTTTGAAACCGTGGATCATCGATCACACGATGATCGGGGACGGTACCGAAGGTACTGTTCAAATCGAACAAAAACAAGCTCGTGGCGTAACGGGTGAACGCGGTTGGTTCGATCCGGAAGATGGGCTCGGAACGTTAAAGACCAACATCATGTGTTGGTCTGAATTTCTCGCGTCGGCAATTGCAGCAGGTAAAGCGGAATTATCACTTGGGTACCGGTGCATTTATGAGTACGCGCCGGGGGTGTTTAACGGAGTGCCTTATACTTACGTGCAACGGCGCATTCGTTTTAACCATCTAGCAACCGTCGATGATGGACGCATGGGGCCGGAAGTTGCGGTTATGGATGGATTTTCAACAACTGAAACGGAGCATCGAAAGATGACAACCAAAGCAGCGAAAGAGCAATTGATTAAGGCGAAGTCGCGCACTCTCGCCGGGACCGTTCGAAATCGTTTGTTGGCGTTTGCAATGGACGCCGAGGAAGCGATCAAAGACGGCAAAGACGAAACCGGCGAGTTGCAACAAGCCGTTGAAACGATCAAAAAGACGGCCCCGTTGCTCGAAGCGATCGAAGAAATCAAAGCGGTCGGCGCTTCGGAAGAAGTCGGACTTGACGAAGAAACCGGCACGCCGACGACACCGGTTGGTGATACGGAACAAATGCCCGGCGACAAGCGTACGACCGGCGCAAATGGCCTCGATGAAGACGAGAAAAAGGACAAACCAGAAGGAAAGGGTATGGACGCCAAGGAAGTCGCCAAGTTGGTTGAATCGACCGTAGCAACCGCTATCGCAAAACTCGGTCGCGGTATGGACTCGCGCGATGTCGTACGTACCGTCGCCGAACGCGACGCGCTCGTGAAGAAGGTTTCTCCGTTCATCGCTGATTTCGAGCATGTCGCACATGCGATGGATGCGCAAGAAGTCGCCGAATATGCCGTTAAGAAGCTGGAAATTCCGGCTGATAAGGGCGTTGAAGTCGTAGCGCTTACTGCATGGTTGCATGGTCGCAAACCGGCACATCAGCAACAAGTCGCGCATGCTGGCGATGCCGCCGACACGGAACGCAAGCCGTCGTTCATCTCGAAGCAAATTTCGGAACGTTCGTAATCAATCGCGTCTTAGGAGCAATCAACCATGGTTTTTCAAGCAAGCATCAATTATGACTTCGGTTTCGGTACTCCCGGCGAAATCGTACGTGACGGTCCGAAGCGTTCGCACATTGGTTATCTCAACAGCGCTAGCGCCGCTAACAACGCGTTCGGTTCGGTGTTCACCTTGAAGGGTGACAACAACACGGTACAGGCGGGCGGCACGGGTCCGGTATGGGGCATTCTGGCCAACCCGAAACAACACGTTTCGATGGGTACCGCATCCGGTCCGCTCGTTCCGGTGTTCACATTGCCGAACAACATTACGGCGGATTTCATCGAGTTCGGCAAGATTATCGTGCCGCTGTATGGTACGAAGGCGGCAACGGCCGGTTTGCAAGTGCAATTCAGCCAAACGAACGGTCAAATCTCGATTCCCGCTACGGCGGGTACGGCGGATTCGGGCAATACGTTGCTCGATGCTTATGTCGAAGACTACGGCCAAACGTCGGAAGGCGGCGCGCTGTTGCTGCTCAAGATCAATCTGTAATAACGGAGCATAGACAATGTTGAAGTTCACCAAGAAAGACGAATCTCCGATTCATTCGTCGTTGTCGGGGCGAGATTGGAAGCCGTTCGAAGTGACGAAAGAGGATATCGTCGAATACAACGCGCTGAAACAAATCGGTATCGGCTTCGACGAAGCGTACATTGCCGAACTCGCGCAAGCGGTGCAAATGGCCGCCGCGATGGACGGTAATGATGTCGGCGTGTTGCCTGTGCCCGGCGCGATTCAAACGACGGCCGCAATCCCGGCGCTCGTACAATTCTTGCAAGCGTGGATGCCCGGTTTCGTCAATTTCATTACGGCGGCCCGCAAGATTGATGAACTGATCGGGATGGCTACTATCGGTTCGTGGGAAGACGAACAAATCGTTCAAGGGATGCTCGAACCGGAAGGTAACGCAATTCCGTACGGCGATTATGCGGATATCCCGTTTACGTCGTGGAACGTTAATTTCGAATGGCGCACCGTCGTCCGCTTCGAAATGGGCATTCTGGTCGGTCTGCTCGAAGAAGCACGCGCCGCTCGTATGCGCGTGTCTTCGTCGGGTGAGAAACGCGGCCAAGCCGGTCGTGCGCTTGACATCCAACGTAACCGCGTCGGCTTCTACGGTTATAACGATGGCGCCGGTCGTACGTACGGGTTCCTCAACGATCCGTCGTTACCCGCGTATGTGACGCTTCCGAACGGCGCTACAAGTGGCACGCCGTCGTGGAACACGAAGACATTCAACGATATCACGGCGGATATTCGCCTCGGGATGTACACGCTCGAAGTTCAGAGTATGGATACACTCGATGTCGAAAAATCGCCGATCACGATGGCGATTCCGATGGGTAAGCGTCAGTTCCTGACGGTTACGCAATCGGTCGGCGGCATTTCGGTTCGTGAGTGGATTCGCGAGAACTATCCGAATCTGCGCATCGTGACGGCTCCTGAACTGACGGATGCGAACGGTGGTCAATCGGCGATGTATTTCTTTGCCGAACGGATCGACGACGGTTCGAGCGACGACGGCAAGGTTTTCATCCAAGTCGTTCCGTCGAAGTTTCAAGCTCTCGGCGTGGAGAAGCGTGCCAAGGCGTATGTCGAAGACTATGCGAACGCAACGGCGGGCGTCATGTGCAAACGGCCGTATGCTGTGGTGCGCTACACCGGCCTGTAATCTACAGCTAGCAGTCCTGTAGAATTAGGGGTGTCCTTTGGGGCACCCCATTTTATTTATACGGAGCTAACATCATGGCACGTGAAGCAGCGCAAAAATCTTCGGGCATGGTTCATATTTACAGCACCTTGGCAAACCCGCAAAAGATTGTCGTTTGGTCCAAACCGACAGATCTAGGCATGCTCCCCGAGATGGAATGTGAAGTTCTGATCCGAGGCGGCGCCGGGATTGCGTCTAAGAATCTTATCACGCCGCAAGGGGTGCATACGGCGATCACGCAGGAGGAATACGACGCAATTGCGGAAGTACCGCATTTCAAAAATTTTGTCGAAAGCGGCCACTTTCGTGTGGAGCGCAAAGAATACGATCTCGACAAGATCGTTAGCGATATGAACCCGCGCGATGCTGGCGGTCCGTTGACCCCGGCAGATTTCGAGAAAACGGCGAAGGATGGTAGCGCACCGATCCCCGTGGATCGGGATGAAATAGGCACCGGATGGGTTTCGAAACAACTCACGAATCGGTAATAGCGAGACGAAACGATGGCGACGCATACTTTTAATTATTCACTGTTTCAGCAGCAGTGTCCGGAGTTTGCAACGTCGCCATCGCAAGCGACGTTGCAAGTGTATTTCGACATGGCGTTGCAATTTGCGAATCAAGGTAACGATAATTTTTGCGGCGGATTCAACGGCGATGCTCTCGATCTTGTGTTGAATTATTTGACGGCACATATCGCTAAACAGCAAGAGATGATCGCGAGCGGTCAAGATGTTGTCATCGTCAATGCGAGCACGATTGATAAAGTATCAGTTTCGTTGGGCGCGCCGCCTGTAAAAAATATGTTTCAGTACTGGCTCGCGACCACGCCGTACGGTAAGCAAGTGCTTGCATTGGCCCGCGCGCAATTTGCAGGGGGTTTCTATACATCGGTTGGCTTGCCTGAGCGCCAAGGCTTTCGTAAAGTCGGCGGACGGTTCTGCTGATGGCTACGATGCGTCGCGTGCCCGGTCCGGCGTCCGGTACTTTAAAGCGTACGTTAGCGCAGTTGCAGGACGCTAACGTACGTGTTGGTTGGTTCGAATCATCGAAATATCCGGATAAGAACTCAACGCCCGTCGCGTATGTTGCCGCGATCAATGAACTAGGACCACACAAGCGGCCGTTTATGCAGCCTACGGCGGACGAACGCGATAAAGAATGGTCTGCGATGATGTTCCAACTATCAAAACGCGTCGTGTCCGGAAAGATGAATGTCGAGGACGCGTTGACGGCAGTTGGCTTGCAAGTCGGCGCGGATATCCAAAAGAAGATCGCTGAAATTTCGCGCGCGGGCGGCCTATCGTTGATTACGTTGATCGCACGTGCGTATCGCCGCGACGGTAAGAGCGTCACGGGTAAGACGATCGGCGAGATTGCCGCGCTCATCAAGGCCGATCCGACAAAGGCACAAGACGAAGCCGCAGGCATTGCTGATGCCCCGCTCAATGACACAGGCTATATGCGCGCAACGATATCGTTCAGTGTCGATATGGCTCAACCGGTGCAAGTAGACCCAACAGGGGGCAATCCGTGATTCCTGGATCAAATATTTTGAAGACGGCGCTTAGCGTCATCGGTTCGCAAACAGTCAACTGGTTTAAGTTTCAATCGACAGCCCCAGGCCCGACAGGATTGCAAACTGCTACATACGCGGCGTCCGTTACGATTACGTTGGGTAGTGTTCAACCTGTGCCGCGTTCGCGGTATGAAGCGTACGGACTAGATTGGCAAAAATCATACGTTACTTGGTTCGTGCCAAATGTCGATGCTCAGCCAATTAAACGTAATCCGGACGGTTCTGGTGATGTTATCGAATGGCCCGTCAATAACGATGGATCGCTTATCGCGGGTAAGTCGCGTCGTTATCAGCTTGTAGGGGATACACCATGGACCAATATCGATAGCTGGACATACGTCATCGGTATCGATATTGGTCCTGCAACGGGAGCAACGACAAATGCTTGACTCGGCAATTCAAGCTATCGTGCAATCGACACTTGTGGCCGGGCTAGCCACGCGCGGCATAACGGCAAATGTCATGCAAAACAATCAACCACGCCAGTTCGAAGCACCGTCAACACCGACTGTATTCCACACGCTGGGGCCGCGCAAGCCGTTTGGATGGCCCGCATATAAAGACGTATGGAACAGTACGAAAGGCGCTTTTGATACGACAAAAACGCAAGTGATGCATACACGGTTTCAGATTGCCGGTTGTGCACCCAACGCAAGTCCCGCAACCCCCTACGCTTTGACTTCGGGTGATTTAGCGACCGCCGCGCAAAGCATCATAACTGACGAACGCAACATTGCGACATTCGTCGCAGCGGGATTCAACTGTTTTCGTGTTATCGATTTACCGTTAATTTGGTTTAACGATTCGAACGGTCAAAATGTCGCATGGGCACCGTTTGATATCATATTCACGCACAAAGACGTATTCGTAACGTCTACGGGCGCAATCACTGTGTTCGACCCGACAATCGATCGCATTTAATCAACACGGAGCGTTTAGACATGATCCGATTTTCGAAGTACATCAACATTAATTCGGTTGTTGGTGCCGCTGCACAAGTGCCAGCGCGGCAATGGTGCGGGCGTATTTTCACCACCAACCCCCTGATCGGCCCGAATGCGATCTTGCAATTCAACAACGCTACCGATGTCGGTACGTTTTTCGGAACTACGTCCGAGGCGTATCAGCGCGCCGTGAACTATTTCACGTACCAGTCGGTTCTTGGTACCGCGCCGCAGGCGTTGCAGTTCGCTCGATGGGTCAATGCCAATCAACCAGCTACGATCTACGGCGAAGCGAATGTGGCGGTTCTGGCAACGTTGCAAACGATCACGGCGGGCGAGCTATCGTTGCAATTTGGCGCTACGGTTGTGAACGTAACCGGGATTAATTTTTCGGCTGCTACGACGCTCACGAACGTTGCTACGATCTTGCAAACTGCATTGCAAGCGGCAACCGGCGCACCGAACGCTGAACTGACATCATGCTCGGTGGTGTGGAATTCGACGGCGCAAGCGTTCGATTTCACGGCGAACGCTACGGTTACGGCAACCGAAACATTTCGGGTCGTTACGCCGAGTGGTGCCACTTCGGCAAACGATGTTGCCGCCGCGCTCGGATGGTATGCATCGCAAGGCGCGCTCATCAACGATGCGTCGTTGCTCGAAACGCGTGTTGCCGGGTTCAATCGCGTTACGAACCTGAACAACAATTGCGGCGAGTTCTGCTATGACGACGTTAGCGCGCTGACGCTACCGGACGCTACCGCAGTTGCACAAGCTAACGCCGCGTTGAATGTCGTGTTCATCTTTCGCGTGCTCGTCGGACCGACGAATTACAGCACGTGGTCGGCGGCACTTATCGGGATTGCTGGCGTCGGGTTGGAATATGAAGACCCGAGCGTTAGCGGGGCGCGCCAGTATATAGAAATGTTGCCGATGTCGATTCACGCCGCGATCAACTACAACGCAGCGAACGGTGCCGTGAACTTTATGTTCAAACAGAACGGTGTCTACAACCCAAGCATCAATGACAACCCTGGTACGGTTCAATCCGATACGCTCGATGCTGCTCGTGTCAATTACTACGGCGTAACGCAATCGGCCGGGCAGAAGATCAGTTTTTACCAACGCGGTTATCTGTGTGGTAGTGCAACCGCCCCCGTGTCGTCCACGGTGTATTCGAACGAGCAATGGTTCAAGGATCACTTGGCATCGCAACTGATGAATCTGCAATTGTCGGTCGGTCAGATTCCGGCCAACCAACGCGGACAAATCATGTGCGAGGCGGTAATTCAAGGTCAACCCGCAACGGCACAAGCGCCAGCGTCCGGTATCGAGCTTGCGATCCGTAACGGGACCATTAGCACGAATTCGTCGTTGACGCTCACGCAGCAAATTTATATAACCCAGCAAACTAACGATACGACGGCGTGGCAACAGGTGCAATCGATCGGCTACTGGAAGACGACGAATATCACCCAAGCGGTGAATAACGGCGTTACCGAATACACTTTGAATTACATCATCATCTATCGCAAGGATGATGTAATCAACAAGATCGTCGGTTCGCATCAACTCATTTAATGGAGTAGCAAATTATGAACGGTGAAATCGGCGGGTTTGGCCTAGAAGTGCTGATTCGGGCCAGCAATACGTTTCCGGCCGGACTGACTATCGAACAATTCGCAGATAACGCGGACCCGTTCGATTTTCCGGATATCGACATTGCCGAGGTAGCAATGGGCCTAAACGGCGATATGGTGTCTTGGTCGAAAGCCAAACCGCTACTTGTCAATGTTTCGGTCATCCCTGAAAGTAACGACGACACAAATCTTTCTGTGGTGCTTGCAGCGAACCGAGTTGGAAAGTCGAAACAATCGGCACGCGATGTGATTACGATGGTTGGTCGTTATCCGTCTGGAGCAATCGTTACTTTGGGCAAAGGTAAGATGTTGACCGGCTCGATCAGTAACAGCATTAGCTCGGAAGGTCGTATGAAGTCTAAGACGTACAAGTTCGCGTTTGAAAATATCACCATTTCCCGCGTGGGGCTTGGCTGATCGATCGGGCGAAGTGCGATAATGATGGGGCCGCCACGTGCGGCCCTTTTCTTTACGGAACCTAACCATCATGCTAGAACCCAAACAACTCGAAGACGGTCCGGTGTCACGAAGTGGTGCGCCGTTCGTACTATCGAAATTCCCGGCGACAATTGGCCGGGAAATTCTCATGCAATACCCTACGAGTGCATTGCCGAAAGTCGGCGACTATGCGACGAACGAAGCGATCATGCTAAAGATCATGCGCCACGTCGGCGTGATGATCGAAGGTCGCGATACACCGCTCATGCTGACGACACGTGAGCTTGTAGACAATCACGTCAAGACGACTGAGGACTTGATGCGGTTGGAATGGGCGATGATGAACTATAACTATGATTTTTTCGGCAACGGCAAGCTATCCGGTATCCTCGATTTGGTAGCGAAACAGGTAGTCAACTTGATGCAAAAAACGTTGACGGACTTATTGCCTGTCTCACAAGCGAACAAGGACGGGGCGGCGCGTCCCTGAACGAACTGCGTACTGTGTACACCCTCGAAGACGCAATGAATATGTTCGAGGTAATCATGGTACGTAGATCTAACGAATATCTTGCCCAACGAGACGCAGAACGCAAAGCGCAACAGCGTTAGGGAGTTTCCCAACCGTGAATATCTTAGATACGTTTTTCTTTATGTTCACCGCCGACATAAGCGGTGTCGAAAAAGGCATGAAGAGCGGCGATAAGGCGGCGAGTCAGTTAAAGAAGTCGATCGACAGCATCGATCTATCGGCCGATCGACTCGCCGCAAATTTCGTAAACATGGCAAAGAACGCGGCCGGAGCATTGGCAGGAGTTCTAGCGCTTGGCGCCGTCAAAGCGCTAGTTAACGATACCGCCGCGCATACGGCCGCCGTGACTCTCGAAGCGCGCGCGTTAGGCGTATCTGTTGAAGCAATGTCGGCATACCGAGCATCGGTCGTTTCAATGGGCGGTACCGCCGAACAGGCGACCGAGACATTGCGAAAACTTCGTGATGGATTTATCGAAGTGTCACGGTTTGGAACTGTCGGCGTTAGCCCAATGACGATGGCGTTTCAGTCGCTCGGTGCGTCGGCGCAAACGATGCATGATGCGATTAAAGACCCAACAATTGCTCTGTCGGCAATCGCTGATAACTTTGCAAAATTCGATCGTACGCAGCAGATTTTTCTTGGTCAAAAACTTGGGTTGGACCAAGGCACGATTGCATTGCTCGCCCAAGGTAAAGCCGGTTTCGATGCGCTGATAGCAAAGGAGCGTGAACTCCATGCGATCACGAAAGAGCAAGCCGAAGCGTCGTTGAAATATTCGCTTGCTCAAAAAGAACTTGGCATGACGTTCGATGCTGTCAAGCGCGAAATCGCTCAAGACCTGTTACCGGCATTCACATGGGTTGTTCAACACCTAGATAAGATGTTCACGTGGTTGCGTGAACACAAGTCGGTTGCGATTGGTGTATTTGCTGCGATAGGATCGGTCATAGCGATCGCATTAGTGCCGCCGCTTATTACCGCCGCAACGGCTATGTGGGCGCTCATCGCACCCGTGCTTATCGCGGCGGCGCCGTTCATTGCACTTGGCTTGGCAATCGGACTCGTCGTTGACGATATCGAAAAATTTCGTCACGGGCAACGATCATTGATCGGTGAAATCTTTACGAAGTGGCCCGCCGCAGGTGAAATTATCAAGGGCGTTTTTGATGAGTTGAAAGCTGATCTATTCCTATTCCTGAACGCTGTTCAAGCTGTTTGGGATTACCTTGCGGCGATGCTCGAATTCTTTTCGACCGTCATTACGAAAGGGCCGAGTGCGGCACTTGATACGTTGCATCAAAAAGTAGCAGCGATTGCCGATCGACTGTCGAACGCATTTAAAGGAGTATTCAATGGCGCCAAAGAAATTTGGCATGGGTTGGCCGATGCTTGGGACCATCAAACGAAAGGTCAACCGCAACAATCTCCGGCGCCGGAAGATATCGCAAAGCTTGGAACGTCTTCTGCAACCGGCGTCCAAATTGCAGATAAGCTCGTATCGATGGGATGGACTGAACAGCAAGCCGCAGGTATTGCAGGATCGTTCATGCAAGAAAGCCGGGGGCGTGCCGATGCTCAAAATCCATCGTCCGGCGCGTATGGGCTTGGTCAATGGCTCGGATCGCGCCGTAAGGATTTCGAAGCGTGGTCCGGTCATCCGCTCGAAGGTTCGACGTTGGACGAACAATTGCGATTTTTCCAGTACGAAGTGACAAACGGCAAAGAGCAAGCGGCCGGACGCCGACTACGTGCCGCCACAACTGCCGCCGAAGCCGCTGACGCACATTCCAAATATTACGAGCGTCCCGGATCATTTGAGGCAAATTTGGCACGTCGCGAGATGTTTGCAAATCAAATTTTCGACGCTCGAAGCCAGTTTAAAGCGGCAAGCTCTACGCCGCTCGCGCAACCAGGCGCAACTAGCACCATATCGACCATAGGACCGCGCACGACGCAAGTCACGGTTGGCGACATTCATGTTACCGGTGCGCATGATCCGAAAGCTACAGCACAAGCGGTGCGGGACGAGCTTCGTATGCATATCAATAATGCCATCGATCAACACGACGACGGAATTGCGGGGTAATCATGTCTTTTACTGACATCGTACGACAAGCCGGAAATGTCCAAGGAATCATTGGTTCGGCCATAAATTTCACACAAAGTGTCGTATCGTTATTCGGCGTCGATATTGTCGGCATCTACGATAACGATACATTCGATCAGTTATTTGATACTGCACGCCCCGTTCGAGCTAACATCAAACGCGATGTTAAGGTAATGCAACATCCAATCGAAACTGGCTCACTCGTGCAAGATTTCATGATTTTGCAACCGGTCGAAATCGAACTTTCAATGGTGCTTGCTAGTGATGGTGAATATCAGGCTGTATATCAAGCCATAAAGCAATATCATTTGACAGGTACTCTCGTATCGATTCAGACTAAAGCTGACGTATTCCCGAATATGTTGATCGAGGCAATGCCGCATGAGGAATCGCCCGAAATGTTCGATGCGATTCCGTTAGCCGTTAAATTGCGTCAGATTCAACAAGTACTTGTGCAATATCAAGCGCTTACCGAAACGCAAGTAGCGCAACCAGTAGATCAAAGTACCGTAAATACTGGTACGCAGCAACCGAAGGAATCGGCGCTATATCAGATTACCAATTTCATTGGGGGTATTTTTAAATGATGCCGATTACGTTACAAGCGATACCATTGCAGCGAACGCAATTCATTGGCGATGGATTGCAATATGACATTAGAATCGAATTTGACGGTCAGGACATGATGTATATGGACATAACTGTCAATAACGTTCTTATCGCATCGGCGTGTCCTTGTATCGCCGGTCAAATGGTATTGCCATACTCCTACCTGGAAGGTTCTGGCGGAAATTTCATATGGTCTACGATTAGTAATGCCAATCCGAACTATGAGAACTTTGGTGGTTCTGATGTGTTGCTATACGTTAGCGCCGCAGAAATGGCCCAAGCTAGGGCAATCAATGCAGTAAACGCAATTGCGATAACTCTCGCACCGAATCAGGCGGCCTAAATGTTTGACGATCGCATCGTAAAGCTTGTATTCACGTATGGTGATAATCAAACCGCGACTATCGACACGTCTATGGGCGATCCGAAATCGCCGCCATTCATAGTTGCAACTGGTAGCAAATTTGTCGATGTAACGCAAAACGAATGTGATATTCAGGTCGCGAATCTTTCTCGTGATTTGCGCAACGCGCTTGCTACGAATTTGACACCGTTTGACTATAACCAGAAACGCAAGTCGGTTCAAATATGGGCCGGGCGCATAAGCACGGGGCTATTTCTCAGATATGAAGGTGATATTGTTAGCGCAGTCCCGTCGCAACCACCCGATATCATCA